ACTGCTATCAGCTGTGTTAAACCAAGCGGTACTGTCAGCCAACTGGTTAACAGTAGCAGTGGGATTCACGCTCGTCACTCAGCCTATTATATTCGCACTGTACGCGGAGACAACAAAGACCCGTTAACACAGTTTATGATAGATCAAGGTATACCTAATGAGCCAGATGTAATGAAGCCAGAACAAACTACAGTGTTTAGCTTCCCTATGAAAGCTCCAGATAATGCAGTAACTACCGCTGATATGTCTGCTATAGAACAACTAGAGATGTGGTTAGCCTATCAGCGTAGTTGGTGTGAGCATAAGCCTAGTGTGACTATTAATGTTAAGAAAGATGAATGGTTCGAAGTAGGAGCATTTGTATACAGACACTTTGATGAAATGTCAGGTGTGTCGTTTTTACCATTCAATGAGCATACTTATCAGCAAGCACCTTACCAAGATGTAAACGAGAAGACATACTTAGAGCTACTAGGTTCTATGCCATCTTCTATTGACTGGACTAAACTATCAGAATATGAACAAGAAGATAACACAGCAGGTAGTCAGACACTAGCATGTTCTGGAGATAGCTGTGAGATTGTAGATCTCGTTTAATGTGGATAGTAATAACTAGAAACCAATGTAACTTCTGTGATGCCTCTTTACAACTACTAAGGGGTGTCGCAGGTAGTCAGGTAACAACATACAATGTACAGTCTCCAAGTAGTAAATGGTTATTGACTTTAATGCGTAAGTCAGGCTATACTACAGTACCTCAAATATTTAAACCAGATGGCACTCACCTTGGGGGCTATACAGAACTAAGGGAATACTTAAGTAAAAATGGCTAAGTGGAATTTAGATCAGAAACAACAAAAAGAAATGGGCTTCGACCCAGTTAACAAACCTGCTCACTACAACCAAGAAGGTATAGAATGTATTGACTACATTAGACAAGTGTTAGGTCTTGATGGGTTTATAGCTTACTGTCATGGTAACATGATTAAGTACCAACATAGATACAGATATAAAGCTAACCCTGTTGAGGATATGAACAAAGCACAGTGGTATCTTAAACGTATGAATGAAGCATTAGCGGAGAAACATAAATGACAATAAACGAAGGGATACTGTTAGGTAATCTAGCTTTGTCTGTATACTTAGTGTGGATCATATCTAAGCTAAATCAAGATATAAAAACTCTATTCGAAGGTCTAGCAATTACTATGGATGCAGTAGGTGTTAAGTAACCCCACAGTGGAAATATAGAATCAAAAAAGCCGTAGGCGTCCTTTATTGGATACCTACGGCTTTTCTTTTGTTTACTCTTCTGCCATTTTCATAGCTTGATGTAGTGTCTCAGTGTTTCTTCTACTCCACCCTCTACCAAAATGTTTGTAGTCGTCTAAGCTCTCATAGAACGCTTGCCTTACTGTGTACACGTAGTCTATGATAAACTTAGGATCTTTCTCAGCTATCAGTCCAAGTGTCTGATTACCTATTGCCCCATCTTGAGTAGCACCTACAGCACGTTGTACAGCTTTAGCAGGTCTACCACTGCCCGAATTCACAGCCCAGTCGAAACAAGCCCAGTCTAAGCCCGATGGAAGCTGATCTCCTTTGACTCGATTCCAGTAGTTCTTCTTGTAGATAGGAGCTACATCATCTGGAGTTAAGTCTCTCATCTCTTGTTCAGTAGACTCTCTGCCAATCCACTTGTCGTATACTCTCTTAGTGACTCCCAAATTAGTCATACCACCTTTATCGTGGACGTTATTTACGTAACCCCCTTCGTGTTCAAGTAACATATGTAGGCATTTATCAAAGTTGTTCTTCATGCTTATTTCTTTCCAAAGTATTTACTTACACCACGCATACCGATACTAGCACTTACAATACCACCAAGGGAATACTGATACCAGCTTGGCATGTTAGATAAGGCGGCAAACCCATCCTGTACGATTTGATTACCCCAGTCCCCACAGAACGCCAATATAAGGGGAATACTGAACAAAAGTGTAATCCACTCATCTTTCCAGCTATTCTCTGTAGCTTTCATAGCGGCTAGATCCCAATCAAGTTCACCTGTAGCTATTTTCATTTTAGTTTCAGCTTCTGCTTTCTTTACAGCAGTCTTACCTTCGATCATAGTACCAGCTAAATTAGCTACCTGACCTATTAAGTTTAGTCCTAACATTAGTAGTCATCCTTCTTCTTAATATTAGTAAAACCAAAGAAGGCTGTAACTATACCAACAACTGCTATACAGTATGTAGGAGCAATAGCAGTTAAGTTATCTGCCGCAACCTCTTGTCCTAGTAAGTTACATATAATAATCATAACAGGATACAGTAGTAACCCTGCTAAAGAGAACCACACCATCTTACGCTGTTGATCTCTCTTAGAGTTCTCATCTTCTATTTGCATCCTTTTGTCGTCTAGCAGTAAAGCATCCCATTCGGATTTATCTACTGAACCGTTTCCATCCAAGTCTGCTTTTTCAAACTCACTCATTCTAATCTCCTAGTCTGCAAGGGGGTTGTCTAATGCCCTTTGTAGTTTATCCATAAGTTTATCTTCGAGTTCCTTCATCGAGCCACTTTGTGATACTCTGACACGTTCTCTCTGGTTCTCAAAGCGAACTTCTGCATCATCTATCATCTTTCGTACTTTGTCTTCTGACTCACGTACCATGTCTTCTACTCTATCAGTTTGTTTTTCTATACCAAGAATGTCAGCCCTTAGTCCATTCTTAATATCACGACTATACTCAACTGACTCTTCTACCTTCTCAGATATACCTGTCACCTTAGCATCCATAATGTTCATTTGTAGTTGGTATTCTTCTAAGTCAAGACCAGCGACTGCTTCTATCTTTTGGTACAAAACAAAGCCACCGTATAGACCACCTACAATAGTAGATAGGAAAGCAAGTATAGCCATGATAGATCCAAACGATAACTTCATACCACCTGTCTTAAACTCACGGTCTGCTAAACCATCAATGTTATCTGCTATCTTAGTTGTGTCCATTAGTTTTCAAACTCCATATCACCGCCAGAACTTTGTAGTTTCTTCAGTTGCTCTAATTCCTCTCGTAGCTTTTGCACTTCTAATCTACGTTGAGTTAGCTCTATTTGATATAGGTCGTCACAATTAATACGAGCTTTTGGTTTATCTAAAGGTATAACAATCCTAGCGTAAACACCTATATCTTTACCCTTATTTATTGTATCTAAACCTGACAGTACACCTGTTACACCGTACTCAAGGTTTACACCACCACCAACAGCATTACTACACCTCATACTACCAGTAGAAAATGAATCCGACTGATAGTTCATAGGTGGGCTAGGCAATGCTAATGAAAGGGAACTACTATCTGCTACAGCAGAACTAGCTACAAAACAAAGGGTAAATAATAATCTCATGCGGGTTCACCATCTAATCTTGAACATATCTTAGAAGAAACAAGAGTTCTAGACTTGTTAGTTTTTCTTACCTTTGATGTCGTACATAAGTACACAGCTTCATCCATATCCGACTTACGTATATATACATCAAAAGACTTTTTCTCTTTGTATCCTATATTTATAATTCGGTATGAGGTGGCAAAAGGTATGTTCGTCCAATTTAAATCAAACAACTCTATCTGATACCACTCTATCTCTTCCCTAGAGTTAAACAGAGACATCTCTACTTTAACTACACCATCTACATGAGAGGGTTTAACAACAGGATAAGCTGGTGTCATTTCGTGTGCTGAGGCGGAAAGTGACCATAACAGAGAGAGTATTACAACTCTACTTAGCAATACAGCTGGCCTGTACTAGTGCAGTATAGACCCCTCCGACGAAAGGTTTAGCTGAACCATAGGTAGCACTTGATGAAGTAGAGAACCATGTTGACCCTGCAAGAGTTAGATCAAAGATGGTTGTGTTGTCTACTACTACTTTAGCTCCCTCGTAAGCTGACATACCAGAGACAGATGTTTTAGTTACACTTGTACTTCCTGTCCAAGCAACTGTATCATTAAGAGTTGGCGACGAACTAAAAGATGTAGGGTGAGTTATGTT